ACAGCTGGTGATGATACAAATTATTTTTACAATTTACTTGAACAAAAATAAATAATGTGTTAAAATAAATTGATCGCCATAATGGGATCATAACATAACGCTTAACGGAGGTTATATGAATATTATAAATTGGGAACCTTACAGACCATTTACAGTTGGGTTCGATTCAATACTGGACAGACTCATGGATATAAAAACTGAGTCACCAAACTACCCACCATACAATATTAAAAAATTAGATGCTCTGCACTATGTAGTCGAGATGGCTGTAGCAGGCTTTGGTAAAGAAGATATTAATGTGGAGTATGCAGACAATACTATGACAGTACAATCTATTAAAAAAGAAAAGACTGAAGATAAAAATGTAGTGCATCAGGGTATTTCACAAAGATCATTTATCAGATCATTTGCATTAGGAGATGATATGATAGTGACAGATGCAAATCTAAAAAATGGTTTACTTTCAATATATATTGAAAAGATTGTACCAGAGGAGAAAAAACCTAAAACAGTAACTATTAAATAAATGAACGGGGCATTAAACTGCCCCCTTCAACAGGAGACACATGAACGCTACTACATTAAAAGACAATCTATTAAAGGCTTTGGATGAAGCAATAGACGCCAACAAAGATCAACTATCTGGTGTTGGTGCTGATGATTTTGCTTCATACAAATATATGTTGGGTATAGGACATACCCTGCAAGATATGAAATCTAGAGTAAAAGATGAGTATCAAAAACTATACAAACAGGAGGCAAACAATGTCTAAACAATTATTGCTACCAAAACCTTCAGGTTTTAGAGTCTTACTAAAAGCTAGGCAAGTAGAAGAAAAAACAAAAGGGGGCATAATATTGACTGATGATTCAAGAGAAGCAGCTAAATTTTCTTGTGTTGTATCTGAAGTTATATCTATGGGATCTGATTGTTACCATGACAAGAATGAAGCATGGTGTAAAATTGGTGATTGGGTTCTTACTGCTAAGTATGTTGGATTAAAATTCAAGTACGAGGGACAAGAATACTCAATGATTAATGACGATGAAGTGCTAGCTGTAGTACCAGATCCGTCAAAAATATCGCATAAATAGACTTGCATATATTATAATATTAGTATATTATATAGGACAAGCGAAAAACGCGGATCGCAACCGAAGGAGGTCTAATGGTAGACGAAACTAAAAAAGAAGAAATACAGGAAGAACAAGAGGAAATACTTGTTGATCTTCCAGATGAATCTGAAGGAGAAGCAGAAGCTAAACCTGAAGAGCCAACTGAACAAGAGGCTCCAGTCGAATCAGAGGAAACTATGGAAGAAGAATCAGAAGATGATGAATCATCTGACGAAGACGAAGAAGTAGAAAAATCCGAAGAGGAAGAGGAATCGAAAGATAAAAAACAATTTGGCAAGAGAGCTGAAAAAAGAATCAAGCGTCTTGTCAAAGAGAAGAAAGAGTTAGAAGCTCAACTTAAAAATCTAAAAGAACAAGAACAAACTTGGACTTCAGAAAGAGATCAGCTTCAAACTAAATCTAGGGATTCCGAGCTGCAGGCTATTAATTCATACATAGAAAGATTAAAAGCCCAAGAGAAACAATCCTTAACTGCACTCAAAACAGCAAAAGAATCAGGAGACATTGATGCGGAAATTAAAGCACAAGATGCTTTAGCTTCAGTAAAAGCTGAAACTTTAATCGCACAGCAGTACAGAGTAAGGGCTGAATCTGATAAAAAAGTAGAGACTAAACCAAAAACAGAACAAAAGAAGAAAACAATTTCTAATGATTATGTTCCAGATCGTAAAGCTTTAGGTTGGCAAAAACGAAATGAATGGTTCGGTGGATCTTCTACTAAAGATCGGATTATGACTCAAGCCGCTATGGTTATTCATAAAGAATTAATTGATGAAGGTATTGTTCCTGCATCAAATCCAGATGAATATTATAACGAACTTGATTCTCGAATCAGGGATGAATTTCCTGAAAGGTTTAAAACTAAGGCAGCTAAAAAAGTTCCAACAGTTTTGAGCGGAACGCGCTCTGCTATCGGGAAAAACCAAGTTAAGTTAACCAAATCAGAAGTTGATATGGCTAACAGACTAGGAGTTTCTCTACAGGAATACGCGCGACAAAAAGTGCGCCAACAGGCGGGAGGTTAGAAATGACACAAGCAACTAAAACGAGCCGTAAAAGTCGGGCTTCGGCAACTCGAAAAAAGGTTTGGGAACCACTAAAAAGATTAGAGATTCCTGAATCAAGAAAAGAAGCGGACATGGAATACATATGGGTTAGACACGAATTGTTGAATAATCCAGATGACTCAAATGTTCACGAAAGATTACGCGAAGGCTACGTGCCTGTTCAACCTAATGAACTTGGGGGAGACTATCACGCTGACGTGTTATCTGCTGGCAAACACGAGGGCACTGTTCGTTCTGGCGATTTAATTCTTATGAAAAACTCAAAAGAATTAGTTGAACAGAAAGAAGAGTTTTACCGCGAACAAACTAGAAAAATGGATAGAGCATACAGTAGTGAATATATGCAAAATCAAAATTCATCGATGCCAGTTCGAGACGAGTCCAAAACTTCTGTCACTACAGGCGGTGGACAAAAACCAAGGTTCGAAGAGTAAATCATTAGATTGGCTCTGAGAATCGTATAAACTTTTAACTTGCAATAAGGAGAAAATTATGGCAGGATACGGATTAGAACCAGTAAGACAAGCTACTGGCGGAACAATCAGAGCCAATAATTTCTGTGACGGTAACGGATATAGAATAGCAGCTACAGCACCTTCAGCTTTTTTTGAAGGCGACTTAGTACAATATTCTTCTGGAAACATTGTAACTGACATGGGATCAGCATCCCCTGGCGCAGTTATAGGTGTTTTCTTCGGAGCTGAATACTCAGACAATTCTACTGGCGACGTTAAATTTGTACGTTCAATTCCAGCAAGCACAGTTGCTAAAGCTAAATTCAAAGCTTATGTGTATGACGATCCAAACACTTTGTTTAAGATCCAAGCAGATCAAGCGTCTAGCGCATTAACTGCAGCTAACGTTGGAAATAACCTACAAATCGTAGCATCACCATCAGGCTCAACAGTAACTTTCAAGAGTGGTCTCGTAGCAGACTCTAGCACGATAGCAACTACAAACACTTTCCCACTACAACTTTTAGGTAGTGCTGAAACTGATTTAAGTTTCTCATCTGCTGGAACTACTATGGACATTCTAGTAAGAATCAATTCACATCAACACCGTACGGGCGCTACAGGCGTTACAGGTATTGCGTAATATAAGGAGTAAATAACTATGGCTATATCAAGAGGTCAAATCCTTAAAGAACTAGTACCTGGGTTACATGCAATTTTCGGAACAGAGTATTCTAGATACGAAAACGAGCATGCTGTACTGTTCGATGAGGAAACATCAAATAGAGCCTTCGAAGAAGAAGTTCTTTTCCCAGGTTTTGGAGAAGCTTCTGTAAAATTTGAAGGTCAAGCTGTAAACTACGCTGACACTGGAGAAGGTTGGGTAGCAAGATATAATCATGAAACTGTCGCTATGGCATTCTCAATTACTGAGGAAGCTATGGAAGATAATCTTTATGATAAACTTTCTACTAGACTTACAAAAGCGTTAGCTAGATCAATGGCATCAGCTAAACAAACAAAAGCAGCAAGCGTATTTAATAAAGCATTTGACTCTTCACAATTAGGTGGAGACGGTGTTGTATTAGCGTCAACTGCGCACCCACTTCAAAGTGGTACAACTCAAGCGAACACTTTCACTACACAAGCGGAACTTTCAGAAACTTCTTTGGAAGATGCGTTAATTGGTATTGCAGGCTTTACTGATGATAGAGACATTCCAGTGGCTCTTCAAGGTAAAACTTTACACATTCCAAGACAGTTAGTATTCGTTGCGGAAAGACTACTAGCGTCTCCATACAGACCAGCAACTGCAGATAACGATGTGAATGCATTAGTATCTAAAGGTATGCTACCTGGTGGATACCACGTAAATCACAGATTTACTGGCAGCAAAAGATGGTTCATTAGAACAGATTCTCCACACGGAATGAAAATGTTCAACAGAGCTGGAATTGCTACTTCCATGGAAGGCGACTTTGAAACTGGAAACGTAAGATACAAAGCTAGAGAGAGATACTCTTTTGGGTTCTCTGACTGGCGTGGTATTTGGGCATCAAACCCAAGCTAAAAACCTAGGGGGGCATTTTAACGAGTGCCCCCTCAAACTAACATGAATGGTGAGTTTATCTCACTGGCCTTAAAGGAGGGCTGTTCATATGCCGACTACACATTTTAGAAATGGAGTATCAAATCAGATTCCAGGGAATCCATTATTTGAGTACCCATACTTAGACCCGTTTAAATATTATTCATATGCAAACGATTTTTTCACATATCATGCAGACGAGTGGACTATCACTACAACTGAAGCAGGTGGAGGAGATGCTACTGAAGCGCTAACTTCACACGCTGGTGGTGCATTATTAATTACAAATGATGCCGCTGATAATGATTTAGATTTCTTACAATTAAAAGGCGAATCGTTTAAATACGTAGCTGGTAAAAATTTATTTTTTAAAGCTAAATTTAAAGTAAGTGACGCAACACAATCAGATTTTGTAATGGGATTAGGTATCACAGATACTACTCCATTAGATACAACTGATGGTATTTTCTTTATCAAAGCAGATGGTGCAGCAACTATGGATCATTTAATTGAAAAGAACAACACTGCGACTACGAACTCTTCAGTAGCAACTATCTCTGATGATACATTCGTAACAGTAGCATTTCACTATGACCCAACAGGTAATGGCGGAAATGGTTCAGTAAGAATATTTATTGATGATGCATTAGTAGCAGAAGAAACTACATTAACAAATATACCTGATGATGAAGAACTGACAATTTCTTTTGGTATTCAGAACGGTGAAGCCGCAGCAAAATCAATGACAATTGATTACGTATTTGCAGCAGTAGAAAGATAATGTTATAATATGGGGAGGTGTAAAAACCTCCTCATAACAATTAAAAGGAGTTAACATGGTTGGAAAATCAGATGTAAGATCAAAGTTTATCTCTGA